CTTATAAGAGCCATCAGTATCATATATGTGAATGTCTTCATAGTTCATATATAATTGAGCAAGATGCATCATTCCAGAATCACTACCTACATGAAACTTTGCATTAGCCATCGCTAGTCCAATATGTGGTATTGAGGTTTTTAATAATCCTTTACCTTCACCTCCAACATACAATGCAGGCAATCCATACTTACTGTGTATTTCATTTCTAGTATTGTGAGCTAAAGTTCTTCTTTCATCTGTGGAATCCCACTGTACAGTAATAAATTCATCTGGTAGCCAACCATTGTCAACAATAGGCTCCAATGTTGGTAGTTCTTTTATATACTGAGACATTTCAATTCCAACTCTTGTCTCATTTGGATGCATATGAATTGTATCTGCATAGTGATAAATGTATGCGTCATATCCTTTAGACTTTAAATACTTAATCCACTCAACTTCACTTAGGTTTTCAACAGGATGCGGCTCTAAGTATAGAGCACCAGAAGGAAACAAGGATAGTATTTCTATCCAAGATTTTTTCTTTTTATCAGACGGCTTACCACCAGCAATACTCCATTTATCATCAGTAATGTGTATCGTAACTGGAGTTCTATGAGCTTTACCATATTGGTACGCTATCATTGCGCTGTGAACTCTGTCACCTAAACCTGGTGTAGTATATGGTCTGTCACCACTTCTTACGCTCTTAGATCTTAGTGCTATGTGTTTCAATGACTCTTCATCTCTGTAAAATCGCTACCAAAGTATATATCAATACGCTTCTTTGTCTCATGACGTAAGTCATTTAACTGTGTAATAAGCATTGCTATATCGCTTTCTTTCTTAGAGTATCTATCTAATTTTTTTCTCTTAATATCTTCAAGATCCCATAGCTGCAAATTTATCGTCTTTATAATATTTAAGTAGAACTCATATCCTACATCTAAGTTTATTAACCTATGATGATAGTTTGCTATCTCTTTTGATACGTCTAGTCCCTTATACTTTTTAATCTCTAATATGGATAATCTATCTAAGTAATCACCAACACTTATTTTCACTTCAACTTTCACTGCACGATCTCCATCAATTGCTCTACATTCTCACCACCGTTTGGTAACTTATCTTTAAGAAAGAAGTGTACAAAATGTGCCTCTTTAATCTTATCATCTGGTATCGCAGTAAATAAGGCATTCCATTTCCAACTAAGATATGTTTGCACCATTTTTTCTTTCTTAACCCAGTAGTTTAATAACGTCTGGTCAGTGCTCCACTTCCATGCGCCTTGGCCATCAATGAAATCTTTAAACTCAGCGCGCTGTATAAACTCTTTACCAGTTTGTCCATTTAAATATTTTAATATATTTCTATCCATAAGCATTAGACCCATATTGTAAAATAATGCGCCATCTTCATTCCACTCCCAGTCAACATTATTGAGATTAGAATACTGCATGCGTGTATAACCTCTTAATTTTTCCTTGTACCATGGAAGAATTGGTGCCAGTCTTTCTATGACTCCAGCAAATTCGGTGGTTCCATCGAAAGCATCCAGTTCATGAAAGATGTTTGGAGAGTTAGGTCTCACCCATATATCAGCATCAATAACACAAATTTGGTCATAGTTACTAAAGAAATCCAGTGCGTTTTCTTTTTCATATATGGGAAGAAATCCACCATATTTTTCGTATGACTCTTTACTGCGATTTGTAGCAAAGACATCTGGTTTTATCTTCATTATAGGTTGTGTCTGTATTATGTAAGAAACAGAGTTCTTAGGATCTTCTTCTTTATTAATTCTATCGGCATATGCTTTAACAGAAGCTGTGCAATGATCGTACAACTTCGATCTATTTCCGGTATAAACTTGGTATATCAATCTTTTCATGACAAAATCCTTTTATATTATTTTTTAGTAAGTGCCTGTGATCCATAGAATGCAGCAACGATAGCGGCAACTGATACGAAATATACGCTTGCCATGTCACCTAATATTTTGGCAGCTTGATCTAAACCTATTATAGTAGCAATTATAACAAATGCCGGATAGAGAAGCATTCCACCTAATGCAAACCACGCCATGTTTCGCTGCGCATCTTGCTTCTTATCTTCGTTCTCTAACATCACTAATTTTTGTTCCATCTCAAACTCTTCATCTGTAACGATGCCGTCTCCGTCAGCATCGTATTTAGCGTATTTGCTCCCTGGTTCTAACTGTTTTTGTGCAGCCATTTGAGTACTCCTTAATTATCTTCGCAATCTCTATTGCTTCTTGAAATCCATCACGAAGAGAATTAGACCTATGTCCATTCTGTAAAAACCAATCTATGTTATTTATATCAGAACCTTCAGGCATACTAAAACCTCTTGTAAGTTCTTCAAACTCAAATCTGAGTTGTACTACTCTCGTTAATCCTAGTGGCATGCTAGTGTCCAAACATTTTTCTTGTTCTGTATTCATCAATCGTATCCTTTAGTAGTTTAGTATAATTGTCCCTGTGTTCTACGAAGACCACAGGCTTTTCATGATCGACATCCATAATGATTACGACATTAGGTACTATCATTCCTGTTCGCTCTTCCCACATGATCGCGTATGCTGCACCTTGTGCGAAGTAGTTGCTAATGTTTTCTTTCTTTTTAATATATCGTGATGTCTTAAAGTCAATTATTGATGGTACACCATTAAATTGAGCGACACAATCACATCTACCAGCTACACCTAAATGATCACTAAATAGAGGAACCTCGAGGCCGAATATCGTTCCAATATTATCATCAAGGACAGGTTTGAGATTTTGTAAGCTCTGTCTGATGTGCGGTAAGAAGTCCGTTGTGTCTTCATTGTTTAAATACTTTTCTACTATGCTATGCACCTTAGTTCCACGCCTCGATGCTTTGCCACCAACTATTTCTGCTTGTTCTTCACCAACTCGAGCTCGCCAAGCACGTATTGCTTCCTCACTGAGTATGCTTAGAACTGTTGTGATACTAGGATAAGACTTACCATTAGGAGTATTATAAGTTCTCCCTGTATCAGTAGTTGTAGCATCCAAGTCTTCATAGCCGATATTAATTTTGTCATGACTAAATATTTTTCTTTTCCTTTTTATCATAATTATATTGAAATATATCTCTTACCTCATCATAAGGTAAACAGTATATGGATTCAGGTTTATGCTTATAGTTATATGAAGCACTCGCGGTGGAATATATTCGCTGATGCATAACTGACACGTATTCTCTACATTCTCCTACTGTTTCAAAGTTTGGGTTTTGAAACACGTAAAGAGGCCTGTCGAGAGCTGCAGTGTTAGCCATAATAAAAGAAACTATAATAAAAAATTTCATTTTATTCTCCTAAGTTTTGATTGTGTTGCCTCTACCAGAAGCTTCTTTAATTCTGTGTAGATTATCTTTCCAACCCTGATCAGTTTTTGATAGGAGACTTCCATGGCCAGAAATGACTCCTGGAAACTTAAGTACTTTAATGCAATTATGTTCTTTAAGATATTCTTGTAGCTCGTCAGATTTGCATTGAATATCGTATTCATCACCCTCGCCAAGAGGTTTTACTGTATAACTAGGCACCTTGAAATCCTTTCCACCAATCAGGTGCAGGTCGACCCCAATCCCACTTAGCAAAACCTTTTGCTGTGTGATAATAATTTCGGTATGCTTGAACTGCATCACCAGTAACCATACAATCTGGATAGTGTGACATTGCTTGAGCAAACTCTGTAAGACCGCCTACAGGAATATTTATAGGAGTTTTTTCTAGAAACTTACCAAGTTTAGTGTAGGTGGCATGTTTTTTACCACGCCTATATTCGAATTCATCAGCCATGGCTACAAAGTGTTCATAGTGCCACTTATAGTTAGAGTCAGTTCTACCTGTCCACGTAGTACATGGATGGTATTTATGAACTGCAAGATAGTACATGTCATCACGTTCATCACCAAACGAATAGTATTGTTGCATAGTTTTACCAGACTTTGACCTACGTCTTTCTGGTGTGCCGTCAAGCATCCTATGTATAGTACTAAGCATTTGTGCAGACTCGACAATCATCTTGGGGACATGCCTGTCACATAACATTTGTGCTGCTTTAGTTGGACTTTTGTCCAGAATAAAAATATTCATAATAATCACCTTTTAAATAATATAATTGTATCATGGTTTTCACAGTTTGTAAACAGTTTTTTTATTAATTGATTTGAAACTTACCTTCTTGTACTCTTAATAACTTGATTTTCTTTCTTACAAAATTACGTTTTTTAACGATCTTTTCCATTCGATTAACTCTTCCTCTTTTTTTAAGCTTTGATACGTGAAGTTCTAAATCTTTTTCAAGTTGTTGTAGTACCATCTCTTTACCTTTCGTTAGGTTGCAGAGTTAGTCCTGTAGTAGTTTAGGAAAGGCCTCCTCTACAACTGGTTTGGAAATTCCGGGGATTTTCTTCTTATTAATCATATTAACGACAAGCTTAGCATCTTCAGGATGCACACCTTCAAGTATGCCTATGAATATTTGTTCTCTTTTATACTTTGGTAAAGTATCGCCTTGTCCACCTTCTAAAAAATACTTAAATTGCTTATTTTGTTTTGTTAGATTAGTGGGGTGACTATGTGCTGCTGCTGCATTATATGGAGGATCACCCGCTGGTAAGTTCCACTTAATAGTAGAATCCATCGAGCCTCTTATTATATCTTTTAAAGCCCATGTCTCATTCTCTTTTAAGACACGAACTTTATCAGCACGGTTTCTTTGCTTTGCCATTTCTTCAAGGACCTCAAAAACATATTGTTTCATTAAATAAACTCCTGTACACTTTCAATTAGATTATTACAACGCTTGGCGACTAGATAGGGAAATACTTTACCTTTCTTTGACCAATGGTCTTGTTCATTATAACTATTTATAATTTGATTCTTTAGCGAAACTGGTGTTTCACTTAAGTCGATTAAAGTTTTATTCCTGCAATAATTTCTGTACCAAGATGCTGCATATAGTAGCTCACCTTCATTGACATCTTCAATTATTGTATCGACTTTCTTCTTTGTCATTGGTGTTTGCCTAAAACCTTCAACAAAGACATTGTCATCAGATAATATGTTAGGTACACCATCACCTTTATCACCGCGTATGATATGAGTTGCTAAGAATAATCTTGCGTTAGGCTCGATCATTTCTTCTTTCTTTAAAGGCGAGAATTGTTTTACGTTAGAGTACTTTTGTAACTGTAAGAAATCACGGTCAGAAGATACTATCATGATTTTTTCAGGATTAAACTCGACTTTAGATTTCATTCTTACCAATGTGCCAATAACATCATCAGCCTCACAACCATCGATCTTAATAACCTTATATGGCATGTTTTCAAGTATTTCTTCCCTTACTAGGTTTAAGATCCTAAAGGCTTCATTCCAATCAAAGGATGATTCTTCTCTATGTTTTTTACGATTAGCCTTGTACTGAGGAAACGCTTTCCTACGCCAGTTGTTGGCAGCGTCCACAGCAAGAACCATGTCACCATATTTTTCTTTGTACCTTGTACGATACATACGTAAAGAATTAAGAATCATATGACGAATCATGTCCTCGTCATTTGTTTTATTAATAATAATACTAGCCAGCGCAATACCGCTGTAATCAACAATAATCATTATCCAATGCTCCTTTGGTTATAATAATCGTATGTTCTTTTATAAACATATATGTCCCATAGTGTAGCATTTTTAATTCCACCTACACAATCACCAAAATACGTAAAGCCATTAGTTGGCTTTCTACCTTTTTTCTCTACTCTAAATTTAGTTTTAGATGAGTTACAGGCTTTGACAATTTGTTTTACCATTGCGAATTCAGCCATATCTCTTGGATCTTTAGGATCAAACCTACCAATCCATGATGATGACCTTGTGTGATTTCCAATATGTATTCCCATTATATAATCTCCTCAGATAGTTTTAGAACCATTGTGTACTTATTAGTAAGATTTTTTAAAACCTTCATACTGTAATCTTCTCTTAAGGTTTCTCTTCTTATATGTTCCGGAAGAGTTCTTAGTAGAAGTTTAATTTTAATCGAAGGTTTTTCTGACCTAAGGATTAATTCTTTTAAGTTTTTAGTACTGATTGGTTTTGACATTTAGTATACTCCGCTTTTTTCATTTTATAGATCTATTATACTACAGTTTTTAATGAATGTAAACAGTTATTTTCACTTATTTGTATTTTTGTTGTTAACATGTTAATTAGACGAACGAAGTTTCCATAATATCCAGTCATAATATCTTTCTGGTTCAGGATCATCATCTAGTTCAGGAAATAATTCAAGCTGTTCAGGCTCAGTTGGTAAGGTTATATAATCGCCAGTTCCTGTCATATCTTGAGTATACTTATTCACATATGTCTCCTATCATTGGGAATATTTTTGATATCGCCTCAGCGCATGCCTTAGCAACTTCCATGCATTCTTTTTGTGTGCCATTACTTGAGCGTAGTTCTATAAAGTGAATCCAACTTCTTATTGTTCCATTCATATATAGCCTTGATGATGTTAAACCTTCAGGTAATACTTTACGTGCAAGTTCTTTAGCGATACCGTTATCAATTGCAAACTGATAAGCTCTCTTTGCAGCAATTACCACTTCACTCTGTGCCTTCATCCACTCTAATGATAATGCAGCTCTCTCGTCACTGTCGATAATTTCAATGCTATTTTGTCTGTTCTTATCATCTTGTAATCTGCACTCGGTAGTTACTCTAATATCTAATTCTTTAAGCGGATCAGCGTATCTTTGACTAAATTCTTGAAAGCTAAAACTTCGATGTCTTAGTATCTGTCTTGCAATATCTCTTGTAGTATTAATCTCAATACAAGCACTTGCCATCTCGAATGGTGACCAGTGCTGATGCTTAATTAAATAGTTTAATAACTTAGCATTAGTAGCATTACTGGATTGTCCTGATGGATTAGAAACTCTTGCACAGTATGCTATAAGATCTTCACACCCTCTTGGAGGATCAATATACTCATCATAAGTTTTAAATTCAGATGGTTTACTGTATGAAATTAACTTTGCTTTCATTTCCATTAACTTTTTTCTCCTAACATTGTCCAGTCATCGCCGTATCCAATGATGCATATGCTGTTGTACGATGGATGAAATTCCAATATGCTGAATGTTTTTGTTTTTATATTAACAAATATTTGTAATGGTACGTGTGCTGGTACATCGCTTAACCCATCTGTATCACGAACTTTAGTGCTCTGTATAGCGGTAATCAATGGAATCTCACCTTTATCTTTTATCGCTTTAAGTGCTACATCTTTTTGTTCACACATGACTGGTTTTTCATTCCACTCTCCTGCTGATGAATCATGAGGCCAGAACATAAAGGCGGCCATAAGAATCCAAAATATAAAGAATACATAGGTAAGTTTTTTTATCATAGTTTAAAATCCTTAAATCTTTGACCTGTCGGTGTTTTATCAAATACCGGAGTGTCATCTGTTAAAGTTTGCTGAGTTTCTTCTACATCATATAATCGCATTTTACTACGATCAACACCGATTACAAATCTTTTATGTTGTGTAGGATCATTA